ACAGCATTTTACAGCACTAATTATACGGATGATTTCATTGCTGACGGAATGGACGGAGCTGTAGTAAGCGTCAGAGCCTACGGTAATAATGATACATTCGGGTATTGGTCAGATGATACTAATATTGCGAGATTCGGAAGCATATATCGAAAAGAGAATTAAACTCGAAATTCAAAACGCTATAAATGAGGTTGCTATGCAGACGGCAATTGATATTGTAAAGAGAGGTGGAAACATTGAATTATCAGAACATAGCAAGAGCCAAGGCAATAGAACAAGAGAATAAAAAGCGGTTATTAAAGCTGAATCCAAAGCTGAATGACAGGAGTGGGATTTACTTCCTACTCCGAGAAGATGAAAACGGATTTAAGTATGCGTATATCGGACAGGCGGTACATACACTTAGCAGATTGGCAAGCCACCTTGTAGGTTACGAACAGCACATAGACCTTAGCTTACGTAAACACAAGCTGTACGACAAAGAGAAAAATCCTTATGGTTGGCGAGTTGAATTTCTGAATTTCCCCGAAAGTCAGCTTGACGAGAAAGAAAAATACTACATCAAGCTATATGCTGATAAAGGCTATCAGCTTAGAAATGTCAGTTTAGGCGGTCAAGGAGAAAATCGAGCTAGTGGTTCAATAGGAGAAAGAAAAGCGCCTAAAGGCTATATGCAGGGCGTACAGCAAGGATATAAAAAAGCCTCAAAAGAAGTTGCGCATTTATTTGAATTGCACCTTGACTATAAGACTAAATCCGAACCTCCTAACAAAAACCAAGAAAAAGCACTGAATAAATTTTTGGAGTTTTTAAATTATTGCAAAGGAGATTCTGGAAATGAATGAGATTTGGAAAAGCGTTGTCGGATATGAAAACCTTTATGAGGTATCAAGTTTCGGTCGAGTCAGAAGTGTTGATCGGACAACTATTGGAAAAACGGCTTTTAGTGATGATTCTTTGTATCATTTTAAAGGGAAAATATTGAAACAAGGAAATAAGAAAACTTCCGGAATGCCTTATAAGCAGGTTGTTCTTTATAAAAACAAGAAGCACAAGACTGTTGCCGTACGCAGATTGGTTGCAGAGGCATTTATACCCAACCCCGATAATTTGCCTCAAGTAAATCACAAAGACGAAAATCCAAGCAATAACAATGTTAATAATCTTGAATGGTGCACATGTAAATACAATGTGAATTACGGAACTGCAACCGATAGGAGGGCACTAAAGACAAGAAACAATGCATATAATCAAAAGCCTGTTATATGTGTGAATACAAATATTGTCTATCAAAATAGTTATGAAGCAGAAAGAAAAACAGGAATAAAGGCGAATAATATAAGAGAGTGTTGCAAAGGTAATTACAGTCATGCTGGTGGGGCCAAATGGCAATATGTCAACGAAACCGATGCTGCAATTAAAAGCGTAGGTACTCAAGAAATGGCGATATTAGACACTATGTTTGAAATTGAAAAAGGAAAGGGGATTAGTTCATATTCAAAAAACTCAATTGTTGTATCGACAGTTGAAATTTCCAACAGGCTCAATATTTCTACTTATGAGGTTAGAAAATCAATTAGAAAACTTGTTGGATTAGGACTTGTAGAGAAAAGCGTAATTGGCAAGAAGTATATAAAACCAAGTGAAGTAAATGAAGGTCAAGTTGTGGGGCATATTCCACCAGAAATAGGATTTTCACTAACAAAAACAGGATTTAAGGTATCGCAGAAACAGTATAAAAAATTTATGGATTTGCTGAAAGCGGGTGATTCAGAATGAAGATTTTAAGTAAGAAGAAATACAACAAACTCATTGAAGATTTTGAGAAATCGCAGAAAAAGGTTGAGGAACTCAAAAGGATAAATGAAAGTCTTGGCAAAAAGTTAGAGTACGAAAAGACAAGTTACAAGCTGAATGGTGGCAAGGATTTCTGCTTTAAATGTAAAAACTCTTACAGATACAAGACATATTGGGGAGCGGAAGAAATCGAAAAGTGTGGTTGCTTACTTGATGTTCCTTGCGTGAATTTTGAGGAAAAAGATTAAAATACATCAACCGAAACTTGAGGAAAATAGGAGATTAATTAAATGGCAGAACGTAGAATGTTTGCTAAAAAAATAACTGAAAGTGACGCTTTTCTCGATATGCCGAGCAGTACTCAAATGCTTTACTTTCACCTATCCATGAATGCTGACGATGATGGATTTGTTAATAATCCTAAGAAAATACAGCGAATGTGTGGTGCTTCTGATGATGATTTTAAACTATTGCTTGCAAAATCGTTTGTGCTCTTATTTGAAAGCGGTGTAATTGTGATTAAGCATTGGAAAATGCACAATTACATACAGGCAGACAGATACAGACCTACTGATTATGTTGAAGAAAAATCAATGTTGGGATTAAAGAAAAATAAGGCATATACGCTTGATGTAAACAAAATGGATACAAAATGTATACAAGATGTATCCGTAGGTAAGGAAAGTATAGGTAAGGTAAGTAAAGGTGAGGTAAGTATAGTTAAGGATAGTAAAGATAAGGATATAAAAGAAAAAGATATTGATAAATCAATATCTAAAAAGAAAACTGTCTACTACCCTGATGATGAAATGCTAGAGAGTGCTTTTCAGGAATATCTGACAATGCGAAAGAAGATTAAGAAGCCGATATGCACCGAAATGGCATTACACCGAGCTATGAACACTATCGAGAGACTTTCAAAGGGTGATAACGATTTGGCTGTTAAAATTCTTAATCAATCAGTAGACCATTGTTGGCAAGGGCTGTTTGCACTAAAAGACAGCGAGCCACATTCAGCTAGCAAAGGCACCATTGATTGGGACAATGTATGAGGTGGAGAAATGACAAGAGACGAGACAGTTAGAATCATTCGCATAATGTGTGATTGCTACCCCAATTACAAGCCGAGCAATTTATCAGAGACAGTAGATGTGTGGAATATGATGTTGGAAGAATACAGCTACAGTCAAATATCTATGGCATTGAAAACTTACGTACATTCCGATACAAGCGGATTTGCACCGAGCATCGGACAGCTAATTAACAAACTGCATGAGGTTCAAACCCCACAGGAACTTAACGAAATGGAAGCATGGTTCCTTGTTAGTAGGGCACTACGAAATGGCTATTATGGTGCAGTTGAAGAATTTAACAAGTTACCACCACTCGTACAAAAGGCTGTCGGAAGTCCTGATAATCTTAGAAACTGGGCACTGACGGACAGTAAGAGTATTGAAAACGTAGTCCAGTCAAATTTTATGAGAACCTACAGGACAGTTGTTAATCGAGCAAAGGAATATCAAAAAATGCCAAAGGATATACAGGCATTGATTGAAAGTACCAATAGAAGCTCGTATTCGGCTCAAATCGGCTCTAAAAATCAACAGACGATAAAATTATCGCTTGAAGATAATAAAAGCCAAAATAAGCCAATTAAAGGTATTCCAATGCCAAAAGAAATTAAGGAACGTATCGAGCAGATGAAAAGATAGGAGGTAAAGAGGTTTTGGTCGACCAATTAAAACATGTTTTACTCCTAGCGAAAAATGATAAAAGACAAGTATTCAAGGCAAAGATATGAAGTACGAAAAGCCAGTAACCTTTGCGTGCTTTGTGGAAAACCACTTGATAGAGAAGGCGTGGTTTGCACGGCATGTAACAGCAAACGTACAGCATATGGCCGAGAGCTTTATAAAAAATTACAGGCGGTTGGTGTTTGCCCTAGGTGTGGTAAAAACTTGCTATATGGTGATGAAAAAAGCTGTGTTGAGTGTAGGGCAAAATCAGCCGAAGCCATGTCAAAGATACGCACTGCTGATGTAAAAAAATACAATGAGCGACAAAAGGCATGGCGAAAAGCACGATACGAAAAAGACAAGGAAAATGGCATATGCACACGCTGTCGTAAGAGAAAAGCAGATCCGGGGCATACCACTTGCACATTTTGCAGAGAAACAATGAGAAGGGCACACGTTAAAATGCCTGAAAGAACCGGCAGATATGAACAAGGACTATGTTTTTTCTGCGATAATCCGGTAAAACCCGGATATAAGGTCTGCGAAAAACACTATCAGCAAAACGTTAAGAATGCGACTTGTGAAAAGGCAAACATAGCACGGCAGAAGATAAAAGAAAGGAATTCACAATGGACGCCTTGAAAGATTTTTACGATTTTTACCGACCACTGCAAAGAAAATATGACTTGCAAATGATTTACAAAGCCAATAGCAAGGAAGCAAAAATAACTATCCGGTGGCACGGTAAAGAGATTGTAAAAGTCACAGAAGAAACTACCGAAGCCTGTTTCATTAGGGCAAAACGAGAACTTGAAGAAAGAATGAAGAAATATGAGCAACAAACTGAAACCAAAGAAAAAGCACAAAGAGCCGGATTTTACATGGACAAAGTGCGAAAAAGTTACGCTGAAAAACAGTAATAGCCGTAGAAAGCTCGTAAGGCGGTCTTTTACAGACTTTATGGACTTAGGCTACTATGTACTGTATTTACACCATGGATTTGGTAATAAGCGCATTGTAAGGCTTGAAAGAACCATAAATGAGTACCTTGAAAGAGCGCAGAGTGAAAAAGAAATGAAAACTAAAACGCTTGCCGAACTTTTGAAAGTGAGATACGGCATTGATGTGCAGAAAGAGATTAATTTAATCCCAATGCAACAGTTGATTAGGATTTATCAGAGAAATAATCCGCTTACGATAAACGACACGAGACAGCTCTTAAATGACACTGCATACAGCTACATGGTTTTAGCATGTACGGCACTTAAATTGATGTTTAAATTGTCGGTCAAGGAAATTAAAGAGTTTATCGCAGAATTTAGGGACTTAATCGACACGTTGTATAAATTTAATCAATTCGGCTTGACATTGCCGAAGGTGGCACAATGCCTTGCTGATGAAGTTAATTACGTTGATGAAAGGTACATAAAGGTGATTGATTAATGACTTACGCATGGGATAACGACAGTACTCAAAATGCTCACATAAAGCAGATGAGAGACGATAGGCAGAAAGCCTACATGGGAAGACACAGAGACAATAAGGCGTACGAGAGATTCAAACATATGCCGGATTATGGGAAAGGGGCGTCAAACTATGACAAATAGAGAGAAATTTGCGGAAAAGATTTTGAATATTGCTTGTAATGGTAACTTGACGGCAATTAACAAAGCAACATTGGAGCCAATAGCGTGCCAAGAATTGCCGTGTGGAGATTGCCTGTTCTATGCTTTAGACAAGGGTTGCGGCAGGAACGAAATGAAAAAATGGGCGAATAGCGAATATGTTGAACCGCCTGTTGACTGGTCAAAAGTTGCAGTTGATACACCAATACTGGTAACGTATAGTGGTATTCACCAGTGGGTTAAAAGGCATTTTGCGAAATATGAGAATGGGAGAGTTTACGCTTGGAATCATGGAACAACATCATGGAGTGGTCAGATATGTACAGTATGCGAACTAGCTAAACTTCCGGATAAGGAGCAGTAATGGAGAGATTAACGAATAGAAACTATGGAGAAATTTCTCGTATAGGAAGAATAATTCCATATAACAAGCATTGCATTGGATGCATTACCAAGGACTGCGATTGCGGAATTGTTGAAGATATGGTTAAAAAACTTGTAAATTACGAGGACTTAGAGGAACAGGGCAGACTTATCAAGTTGCCTTGCAAGGTGGGAGATATAGTATGGGATAATGACTATGGCAGACCTTGTGCATATACAATAACAGCCTTTTCGTTTGGTGAATGCGAAGAATACATTTGCGAACCTGTTACAACAAAAGAAGTCGTATTCTATTATACAAACTCGAGCGGAAGTATCATAGGAAGTTTTGCAGAAAGTGAAATCGGCAAGTCGGTATTTTTGAACAAATCAGAAGCCGAAGCGAAACTGAAAGAATTAAGGGGTGGAGAATGAGTACAGGAATGAATTTGGAAGAAACGGAAATCGTAGCAGATAACGTTGGCACATCACTATATTATGACGTCTACAGTAAAGCACTTGATGATTTATTAAATTCTCTTCCGGATTGCGATTATGTCGGAATAGAACGTCTTGTTTGCTTGGTGGAACAGTTAAAGAGAGGTAGAGAAAATGAATAGTTTAGCAATAGGAGATAAATTACAAGCAATCAAAGAAATAGCGATTGGCGGTTGTGAAGATATTGAGGTTTCTGAAAAGATATTTGACCTTTGCGATGAAATTTTGGGGTTAGTTAATTCTGCCTCTTGTAACTGCCGGCGCAACAGCAATTCAAAAGAGAATGAGCCTTGTTGCAGATGTGATAGTAAACACACCAATGCCGACAGGATAAGGAATATGTCGGATGAAGAGTTAGCAGATACATTATTTGATAGCTGCCTTGAAGTTATGCATATAGACGAGTGTCCTTATGCAGATAATGTAGGGGTGTGTAAGAAGTGTATATTAAATTGGCTTCAATCAGAAGCAGAATAGGAGAGAATATGAGAATATTTAAAAGCGTAGACGAAAAATTAAAAGAGATTGGATTCAACAAAATCTGTGAAGATAAGCATGGTGCTCAATATGAACGCTACAATACAAAGTACAATTATTGGCAGCGCGTTGATATTTGGCATAAAGCTTCAGGCCGTCATATTTTACAGTCGTATGACAGAGACTTGATGGACGAAAAGAAGATTGGAAACACTAATGTTGGCCTTACAGGATATGAAATGAAGCTTTTTCTTAAAAAAATGAAAAAGCTAGGACTTTACAGCAAAACTGCGGGAATCGAGGGATAACATGACAGCGAGTGAAGCAATAAAAGAAAAAAGAAAATTCGCAATCGAACTAAAACAATTAGTCCATCAAAAATGTGTTGAAATCAATCACTATGTCAGCGGTTGCGACAGTCCGTTTAGTTATTTGCAGATTGCAGATGTACAGGAAAGTTTGAGGGAGATTGAAAACACTTTGAATATTAAGGCTAAGGAGTGATGAAGAATGGCCGACATAACAACAGTAGTATACACTGCCCTCATAGTATTCGGTATAATCGGTCTGGCGGAGGTAGTGCTTGCGTGGTACGACATCCATGGACGAGACAAGGCCGATGATGAGATACAAGAGCAGTGGTGTAGTGAAAATATTAAACATTAATTAATTTATCAGAAAGGAATAGGTTGTCGCGACATAAAACCGAGGTTTCCTTTTGGTGGATTTAGAATGATAGTACATTGTTTATTTGAACAGTCAGGCACATTCAAAAATGCTTTCAAAAAGTATGGAATTGAAGCCTACGACTATGATATTCAGAATGAATTTAACGAAACCGACTATGTTACTGACCTTTTTAAAGAGATAGAGGGGGGTATCAAGGCGAGCCGAGTTTGTTCGATAAGATAAGCCCTGATGATTTGATATTTGCATTTTTCCCTTGCATAAGATTTGAAAATCAGATAATGCTGTGGTTCAGAGGGCAGTCGGCAAGTCAGAAAAAATGGTCTTTAGAAGAAAAATGCGAATTTGATATGAATTTGCTTAAAGAAGTTTCACTTATGTATGATTTGGTAAACAAAATGTTTATTGTTTGCACGAGAAAAGGATTAAAACTAGTAATGGAGAATCCTTATTCAGAAGAACATTTTTTAAGGCGGTATTGGTGTTATTCCCCGGCGGTAATTGACAGAGATAGAAGAGATAGCGGAGATTACTTTAAAAAGCCTACGCAATATTGGTTTTTGAATTGTGAACCACAGAACAATCTTATTTTTGAGCCAATTAGTTATAACGCTATCGAATGTAAGGACGCTATAAGAGCAATGGCTAAAGAGCATTATGTAAAAACAGGGGCAAATAATAAGAAAACGGCAAGGTCAATGATACACCCACAGTACGCAGATAGATTTATCAGACAGTATATTCTTGATGAAGAAATATGGAGAGGCAAACAATGAAACACTACAAACCAATTAAATGTGTAGTCTGTAGCAAGATATTTACACCGACCGCAGCCAACCAAAACACGTGTTGCGAAGCACATAGACAGCAGAGAGCTACGGAATTAAGAAAAATCAGAGAAAAGAAAAGACTTAAAAGAAAGCCCATTAAGAAAAACAAACTTGCGGAAATCTGTGAGATTGCCAAGAGTAAGGGCATGAGCTACGGACAATATATGGCAGAACAGTATAAAAAGGAAGTGATGATAAGATGAATAGCAGAACTATAAGTGATATAGAGCCGATTGAAAGGCAATGTGTATACGAGGACAACAAGCCGTGCAACAGCTCATGCCGATACTCAAATACTTGTATACACAGTGCAAGCAAAACCGAAGAATAGGAGATAGGCTTATGAAGTTTTCAAAACTTACTAAGCCGGAACTTGAAGAAATTATGAAAAATGCCAATTTCACCGATGAGGAAGCGGAAGTTTTTGAGTTGCTAGTTGCTGATAAAAGCCTTGAAGAGGTATCACAGAGACTATTAATCTCGAAAACAACCACTTCCCGGAGAGTAGCAGACATTAAAGAAAAGATAGAAAGGAGTCAGGCAATGATTAACAAAGTGCCAATATGGGAAAAGGTAGCGCTGACGATTGACGAAGCTGCGGAATACAGCAATATCGGAATTAACAGAATCAATGATATGCTTAATAGTCCCTCGTGCCCTTTTGTGCTTTTTGTTGGGAGAGGCAAGCGATTAGTTAAGCGCAAGGAGTTTGAGAAATACCTCGAAAAGACAGATAGCATATAGATATATTGAATTATGAGCCATTATGTAGTAATATAGAAATTATCATATAATGGCTTTTGATTTTGAAAGGAGCCATAAATCAGTATGGGAAAGGATTTGAGAGGAAAAGAGCTGGGAGTCGGAATAACCCAGCGTAAGGACGGACTTTATCAGGGCAGATATAAAGATAGGTTCGGCAAGAGCAAGACAATTTACAACAGCAAGTTGTCAGAACTGCGAAAAGAACTTAGTAAAGCAGTGACCGACAATCAACAATTCACAAGTGTTAGAGACAGCATTACCCTTGATGTGTGGTTTGACAGGTGGATGAATGTATACAAGAAAAAGAGGGTGCGCCCCAATACCATTAGGGAGTACACGCATATATATAAGAAGAACATTTCACCATACTTAGGAAACCACGAAATAACATCTATTCGCAAGTCAGATGTACAGCTACTTATCGACAAAGCTTTTGACGATAACTATAAGTATGAGAGACAGAGCAAAATCAAGGTTATTTTAAATGACATGTTCAGTAGAGCTATGGAAGATGACCTGATGATTAAGAATCCGGCGAAAGGTGTAAAGCTGAGAGCAGACAAAGAAGTTAATGCTTTTGCATTGACAGTAGAGCAACAGAGCGAGTTTTTTGAAGCATGTAAAGGCACATTTTACGACAACATGTATAATGTGGCAGTTAATACAGGCTTGCGCCCAGGAGAACTGTTTGCACTCACGATTGCAGATATACATATGGACGAGGGGTATATTGATGTTAATAAGACACTTGTGTATCAGAAATACCTTGAAGATAAAGGCAAGACATTTCATGTTGAGCCACCAAAAACCAAGCAGAGTTACAGACACGTACCAATTAACAGTGTGTGCAAGGAATATCTGACGAAACAATTTGAGCTTAAAAAGATAGTTTCGACACGCAGGCCTAAAGAACAGAACGAATATTTGTTTGTTACAAGGTTTAACACACCAATTAATTCGGTTATATACAGCGACTCTATACGTTCAGTTGTAAGACGGATAAATGATACAAAGAGCAGTGACGATGAATTTCCATTTTTTAGTGGTCACACATTCAGGCATACGTTTGCGACAAGATGTTTTGAGTCAGGCATAGAGCCGAAAGTCGTTCAATCATATTTGGGTCATGCAACACTGAAAATGACAATGGACTTGTATACACATGTTACACCCGAAAAGTCGTTTGCCGACATTGAAAAAATCGTTAGCACCGACAACAAAATCATAGAATATAGAAGAAAATGTGTGTAG